TCGCTTACATGGAAACATGTAACAAGCATAAATGATTATAATGAACCAACTTATACCACTTCTACTATTAAGGGGCGGAAAGAAACAGGAAATGTTTTAGTAAGAAATGCTCAAGGGCAGGAAGTTGTTTCTTCTGCTTCAATATTCACGGGATCAGCAATAGAAAATAACGATCTCATTGATGGGCGGTTAGTTGTTTCCGTAGATGCAATGATTAATCTTAACGGGACTATTAAATTTTATGAGGTCTATTTGATATGAGTATTAAAATAATAGGCTTAGATAAATTGATGAAAAAACTAGCAGTTATGCCAAAAAAAGTTGAAAATGCAACAGAAAAGGCATTGACAAAAGTTGCACTAGACTTACAGGGCAAAGCTCAATTACGCGCTCCTGTTGATACTGGCGATTTGCGCGGATCTGCATTTACTGTTGTTGGTAATAGGCAAAATATTGCAATCAACACAGAATCAGACAAGAATCCAAAAAGTGCTAGAGAAAATATCCCATCTGCCGAAAATATGCAAGCTATTGTCGGATTTACTGAACCATATGCATTAAGACAACATGAAGATATGGATGCTAGACATCCTTTGGGTGGCGAAGCTAAGTTTTTGGAAAATCCATATAAAGAAAACCGCAGTAAGTATGTCGATATGATAGGAAAAGCTATAGCTAGAGAGGTGAAGCAATGAGCCTAACAACAGAAATAAAAAGCTTGTTGACTTCTGTCGATAATGTTTATATCGGTAATATGCCAGATTCTCCTGATAATTCAGTTTGCATATATCGAACTGGCGGATTTCCCCGTTCTCTTACTGCTAGCGCATTAGAAGAGCCAACTTTTCAAATTAAAGTTCGCAATTCTTCTTATGTTATAGGTGAAACGCTTTGCGATACTATTAAAGATTTATTAAATGGTTCTAATACCGAAAAAGTACTAATGATTCAACAAATGGGTGATACCCTTAATATAGGGCGAGATAAAAGCAATCGCCAAGAATGGACAATTAATTTTAGATGTTATTATTTAAGAAACTAAGGAGGCTATAATATGGCTATTTCCCAAGCTCTAGGCACTACTTTTTCGTGGAATAGTGTTGATATCGGTGAATTGACCGTTATTAATGGTATTGAGATTACTTCGGCTTTTACTAGTGTCACTACCCACGAAAATACTGATTTTCATACAAGAGAACTCCCCACGCTAATGACGGCAGGTGATATTACTCTTGAAGGATTCTTCGATGCCGCTGATACTACAGGACAACAGGCAATGCTGACAGATATGAATGCTAGGACTAGCAGAACCGCTGTTATTACTTTTCCTGCTGCTACTGGTTCGACTTGGACATTAACCGCTTATATGGCTAATATTAAAATTGGTGATGCTACTATTGATGGTGTGATTCCTTTTACTGCTACCATCAAACCTTATGGCAAACCTGCTTTTGCTGTTGCCACTTCCGCTGGATTGACTACACCTTTCTTCTCTATTAGTGAAAGTGCAGTTATTATTCCTTCTGCTGCTAATGATGTTTATCTCTATACTGCTTCAGTACTTACTGGCGTGACGAGCGTAACTGTAACGCCTACTGCTACTGCTGGTGTTATTACTGTCAATGATAATATCGTTGCTACTGGCGAGGCTTCAAGTGCTATTACGCTTGGCGCAGCTGGCAGCGTAACTACAATCACAATCATCGTGACTGAAACCAACAAAGCACCAAAAACTTATACTATTTATCTTTCTAGAGCTTAGAATTGCATCTTAATAATTAATCTATGGGGGCGGTCGGTTTATCCAGCCGCCTCCTTATTTCAAAGGAGAACAAAATATGGCTATACCTAATGTTATTTATATGCTAGACAAAGAAAGACATTTGCGTTGGACAATCAGAGCTAGAATAGAATTCGAAAAAACAACTAAAATTATGCTTGCTGAATTTCCTAAATATGCAACTACTGAAAACTTTATGAAAGTTTGTTACACAATATTAAAACAAGAAGACCAAGATTTGACTTTGGAAAAAGTTATTGATTTGGTCGAAGAACATTCGTATTTTGACGAAATGGTTGAAAAACTATATGAAGCTTTCGAGGCAGCACAACCAAAAAACTCGGGGAAGCCAACGGAGAAAAACAAAGAATAAATGAACCCGATTGGCTAAATTATGATGCTGTTTTTGAGCTGGCTGTTGGAGAAATTGGACTAAAGCCAAATGAATTTTGGGATTTGACAGATGCTGAATTAGTTGTTATTTGTAATGGATATGAAAAGAAACAAAAAGAAAAGAAAAACGATATCATAACCAATGCTTGGCTAACAGCAAAACTATCTAGTTTTGAAAAAATGCCTCCGCTTGATAGCTTACTTTATAAAGACGAAGAATCAAAACAAAAAAAACAACAAACACCAGAAGAAATGATAAATGTTTGCAAACTCCTAAATTCTGCTCTTGGTGGAGAAGAGATGGAAATTTAAGAGAGGAGATCGGATATGGCTGATACAACACTCGAGCGATTAAAAATTATTTTTACTGTTGACGAAAAAGATTTCAATAAAAAACTTGATTCTATGTCGAAAAAAATGAGTTCTGCAAGTCAAAAAATGAGTTCTGTCGGTTCTTCTATGACTAAAGGTTTAACCTTGCCTATTGTTGCTGCTGGAGCTGCTATTATAAAATTCAGCTCAGATTTAGAAACATCTCTAGTAAAAGCATCAACATTATTTGGTAATGTTGCGGTTGATGTAGAAAATTTAAAAGACGGAATTCTTGATATTTCCGATAAAACAAATATTGCTGCTACTGATCTTGGGGATGCATTATACAGTGCTTTATCCGCTGGCATAGACGTTACGGAAGATATGAGCGAAGCCATGTCTTTCTTGGAAAGTTCAGCTAAACTTGCAAAAGCTGGTTTTACCGATATAGAAAGTTCTGTTGCCGTTACTGCTGCTGTACTTAATGCATATAATTTAGAAACAATAGAAACAGATAGAATTCAAAAGATATTAATACAAACACAGAATAAAGGCGTTACTACTGTTGGCGAATTGTCTGCGGCGTTAGCACAAGTTACACCAACTGCTTCTGCGATGAGCGTTGAATTTGAACAAGTAGGCGCATCTTTAGCAACTATAACAGCGCAGGGAACGCCAACTGCACAAGCTACTACTCAACTAAATTCCCTATTTGCCGAACTTGGCAAAAGTGGAACACAAGCATCTAAAAACTTAATAAAAACCGCAGAAGGTACGGATTTAGCTGGATTAAGTTTCCAAGAAATGATGGAATCTGGCGTTAATTTGAACGAAATCCTTGACGCAATGGGTAAATACGCTGAAACAAATGACCTTAGTTTGTTAGATATGTTTTCCTCTATTGAAAGCGGTAAAGCTGCACTTGCTCTTGCTGGCATAAATTCAGAAACATTTACTAAAAATCTGAAAGCAATGTCAACGGAAGTCGATGTTGTCGGAGAGGCTTTTGACAAAGTATCTGATACTAGTGCAGAAAAATGGACTAGTGCCATGAATAAGATGAAAAATTCTGGCATTAAATTTGGCGGTGCAATAGAGCCTGTAGTAACAGTATTGCTAGATGATTATATTGATCCGCTTATAGAAAAAACTAGCGAATTAGCAGACAAATTTACAGATCTTGAGCCAGCACAACAAAAAAATATTGTTAAATTTTTCGCTTTGCTTGCTGCGGCTGGACCAGTTCTTACGATTTTGAGTAAAATAGCAGAAGCTGTTTCCACAATCATTAGGGTTTCTTTGGCTATGTGGCCTTTACTTGGTGTATTTGCTGCTATTGCTGGCGCAATAGGAATAATGATTACCACATGGGATGAATGGGTAACAAAAGGCGGTGGACTTAAAGCTGCTACCTCCAAAGCTGGCAAATTCGCACAACCAATTGAGGCTAAGCCTTGGGGGTACGAGGCAGCCGTGGTCGATTCTGGAGGATTTAGTGGTGCTGGCGGAATTGGGGATATTCGGAGCCTTGACGTAGGTACTGATTTTGTGCGATCTGATGGCTTGGCTATGATTCATCAAGGCGAAGCTGTGTTAACTAAAGAAGAAAATAGGCAGAGAAATAATAGCATCCCTCAAAATGTTGTTCACTCTGGCACAATAACCGTCAAAGGTGTTAATAACAAAGGCGAGCTTGTTGCTGTAGTAGAGCAGAACATAGCAAGAAATATAGTAACTGAAAGCAGAAGACAACCAAATAGAACTAGTTTGATTCCAATAGGATAGGAGAATATTTATGGCTTACACATGGGGTGGAACAACTTTGAATATTGTTCCTTTTTCTTACAAACCCTGGCATAGTGAAAATGGATTGGTTGAAATAGATATTCTTCCTGACGGAACGACAAATCCTGCTGTTATCTTACAGCAAATGGGAAGAAGAAGAAAAGTTGTTTCATTTGAGGGATTCACTACATCATATTCCAACTATACAGGTTTATTTGATGATTATATCGCTTTAACAGAACGAACTTTTGTTGATCCCAACGATTCAATGACAATGATAATATCAAATATATCTCCTGCTACGATGATAATTGATGGTAAGTGGATATATAGAATCACGTTTATGGAGGCATAATTATGCAGAATATGCCAACTATAGTTGAGACATTAATGAAAAGCCGAAGTATGATAGGTGATAACAAGCCCAACTATGATATAATTATTGGTGGATTAAATGATACTAATATTGGATCTACTGGGATTATTCAAGGATATAGCTCGGTAAAAAAGAAAATATCAAATTGGATATTGACATCCGATGGTCAATATATGTGTTGCTGGTTCGATCCAACTACTAAAAAATTACAAACAGGTTTTTCTGTTGATAAAGATTTTTTAACCATGAATTATGCGATAGAATCGGTTGCTGTAACCGATAGTATTACCGTTAATGATGATACAGAAAATCAAACAGTTTTATTTAAACGAGATGATGGCAAGATATTACTTATTGCTGGTGATACTACATCCTTGCCAGTGACCTTTAAGACATATTTATCAACTACTGGCAATGGTGATGATTGGGCTTATTATTCAACTGTCCAATCGGCAACATCGACTTCCTTGTCTTTTGCAGGGGAATTTATTGGAATACCAGTTATAACACCAACGGGAAGAATAGTAATAAGTTTTACAGGTGGAACGGTACAAGGAAGTTATGTTTTTGAAGTTGCATTTATTGCATATTCAGATGATAATGGATTAAATTGGACTACTATAAAAATTGGCCATTACACGCAAAACAGTAATGCAAATCAACTTTGTTGCTTGCCGGATGGTACTTTGTTTTTCTCGGAAGTAACAGGCGCGGGTCATACTTATATATGGAAATCGACAAATGATGGAGATTCATGGTCGAATGTAGCAGATTTTTGGGGCGATTTTTCGGATGCAAATAAGACTCAAGCCGCAGGTATTTCTTTTTTTTATGATGAGGCGACACTTACAGCCTATGCTTTAGCATTGGGAATATCGGGAACTGGTAGCGGTATATACCAACTAAAAGAACCAACGGCAACTGATTTCATTGATGAAACAGCATGGGAATTTCTTATTTCATTATCGACAAATACTTATCCGTCTGGTTTAATTTATCGATTTGGAAGTGATATTGTTTTTCAAGGTTGTAGTGCTGGTACTGAATATATATGGCGCGGAAAATTAGCAAGCCCACCAATTAAAATAGCTATTATTGACAGATTTCAAGGAATGGCAGCAGGTTTAACTATTTTTATCGACAATAAAGATGGACTTTATTCGCCAGACAATGTATCTAGTGAATATTTAGGAGTTATTCTCCCCGGCAAAGTTATCACTCTTCTACAAGGATATGGCAATAATTTAGTGCAAACTTTTACAGGTATTGTTGATAGCGTATTGATGTCTAATTTTCCTGCTGAGATAACAATAACCGCGCGTGATGTGATGAAGAAAGCTATTGACCAATTAATCACTGCCGATTCTGGTTCTAAGGTTGTCGCTTATGCAAATCAAACCGTAGAAGATATTTTTATAGATTTATGCTCAAAAGCTGGATTAGTGGTAGGCGCAATAGAAGCTACAGGACTTACTCTGGTAGAAAAAACTTTCTCATGGGAAAGTTATATGGATGCTTTCTCGTGGTTATCTGAATTAGTTGGTTTTGAGTATGGAGCTGATGAATATGGAATAGTTTATTTTAAGAAAAAACAAATTCCAGACTCTCCCACTGCTGACTATGAATTTAATGAGGGCGTAGATATTCTTGGTATCGAATACGAGATAAGCGATGCAGACCTCTATTATTCCGTAGTTGTTCATGGTAGAAATTCAGAAGGTAGCGTTCTCGAGTATAGCACGCCTTGGGTTAGTCCAG